ACCGGCGTTAACCGGCAGGTCGACGAAGCGGCGCACCTTGCTGCCGTACTCGGGCCGCATCACCCGCGAGCCCAGCGGCGTGCCGAGGATGTCGGCAATGGACTGGCGCAAGTGCTCGATGCCCGAGATTGGCAACCCCGTTTGGCGGTCCATTCCGATCATGGGTTTACTCCGGCAAGCGCTGGAAAGCCGGGTCGCTGTCGAGGAACGCCAGCGCCTCGGCGTCGGCACTGCTGACCGTGACCTTGCCGGCGGCCACCGCATGCGGCCGGCCGCTGTCCATGATCAGGGTCCGCGACGTAAACGCGGTGTCCTGGTAGGTGATCGGCCGGGGGCTTTGCGCCTCGGCCTTGGGTGGAGTGGGATTGGCCACAGTGTTCTCCAGGTAACAAAAAGCCCGCGCGCGGCGGGCTGGTTAAAGGGTTGCGTTTTAGTGCTGGTGGTTCGGCGTGTTGCCGGCGGTGTCGATGATCGAGCCGCCGCCGAGAATGTCCGCCGTTACGCGTAACGCGCCGTTGATCTTTACGTCACCGTAAATCGTCACGTCACCGTCCAGGGCGATCGCGCCGGACGTCACCACCACGGCGTCATCCGTCACGGTGGCGGCCGAACTGCCGACCGCAATTTCCACCGATCCGCTCGGCAGGACAATGCTGTAACGCTTGGCCTGCCAGTCATAGGTCAGTGAACCGCCATCGTCGAACAGCCAGCGCTCGACATGGTCGCGGCTGTCCGGCGCCGGTCCCGCATTGCCGTACAGCCCCGGCACAAAGGTGCCTTGTGACACGTCACCGCTGGCACTGATCAACGCGCCCTGCTCGTTCATGCTCGGCACTCGCCAGTGCCGCGCCTTGCCGGCGGCCAGGCTGTGCCAACGCACCCAGGCGCTGGTCCATTCGCCGTCCGAGACCCGACACACCGGCGGCACCGCCGCCAGGTCCAGGGCGACCACGTAGCACGGCTTGACCAGCCCGGCCAGCATGCGGTCATGCTCGGCGCCGGCGTAACTCATGTTTCCCCCGGCGCCACCAGCGGCGCGTCAGAATCAACCGCGCCAGGGTGAACGCCGAACAGCATCGAGCCGGGCGGCTCATCCTCCCAGGGCCATTCAAACTCGCCAAAGTGCACGACTTGAAACCACTCGACGACCCACACGCAGTATTGCGCCAACTCCGGCACCGAGCCGTCCGGCAGCACCTGGATATGCGTCGGTTCCTCCACAAAGTCCACGCCCCAATACTGCCCATCCAACACCACCGCCACGCGGCTGGCCAAAATGGCCGCCTGCAACGGCGCGCGCTTACGGGTCGCATCGACCAGCACCGCCGCCTGAAACCGGCACTTCAAGGCGGTTTTGCCCGTGCCGGTGGCCGGCGCCGGCGCGGCCCCGGTCATCGCAAACAACAGAGCCGGTTCGCCCATGTCCTGGCCCAACTCGGCATAGGCCTCGACATGTCTGAAGGCCGGTATGCGCGCCTTAAACTCGGCCTCAATGGCCTGATGCAAGGCCGTCAGCTCACTGACAGCGGCCTCATTGGATATCGTCTGTTCGCTCATTGTCCGCCCCCAGCACCAGGTCAACCATGCCCGCGCCATCCGGCTCAGGCCTGACCAGCTTGTAACGCCCGCCGCCGTCTTCGGGCGTCAGGTCGATGGTGATAAATGCCCCACGCACCACCTTGGCGGCATCCACCGCCCGCACCGTGAAAGTGGGCTCTTTGACCGGATCGGCATTGATCGTCGCGCCAAGGCGATTACCGCTCGCCTTGGCGCCGATCTGCGCCCCGAGGAAAGGCGACGCAAACGCGCCGCGAATCGTCGAGCCATCCGCCAGGGTGGCCTGATCGCCGAGGCGATCGACCAGCACCGAGTCCATCCGCGCCGCCCGCTCGCGAAAGCGATCAGCGCCCATCAGGGGATCAGCAATGCGGTGGCCACGTTGCTGACCATGTCGCTGGTCAACTTGCCGAACGGCACCGACCCAGCGGTGGCCGGCGCCACCAGCACTCCGTCCTTGACGTTGACCTTCTGCCCCGTCGTCAGCGCGCCGTTAGCCGCCACACGCCACTCACCACGGGTAAAGCCCACCAGCTTGGTGCCGGCCGGGCCACCACTGATCGGGACCAGCACCAGGTCATTGATCACCACCGGCACGCCGGCCACTGCGCCACCGGCCGGTGCGATAAAGTCCAGGGTCTCGCCGCTGCTTACACCATTTTTAGCCATGTACCATTTCTCCTGCCTACTGAAACAACAAGCCCCGCTCTAGGCGGGGCTCCGGGAATTGCTGCGCGGCTTAGGCGCCGTTCGACCTGTTCAGGCCGCGCGAATCCAGCGGCGCCACGCCGGCATCGATCCGCACCTTGGACGTCACACCGTCGATGGTGAAGCCCTGCTGCTGCTCCAGGTACGGCAGCTCGACACCGTCCAGGTACGCCACTTCGATGGTGTCGGTGCCCTTCTTGGCCGCCAGATACCAGGCGGTCGCCGACGCATCGTCCAGGCGCGGTTCGGCGATCACATCGGCAAAGTTGCGGATCGGGTTGTCGATGCCGGCATTGGTGTCGGCACCTGGCACCGAGGCCGAGCGGATCAATTGTTTGGCCTTGTCTTCCAGCGCCACCGGCACCAGCACGAAGGCTGGGCGGATGTTCAAGGTACGGGCCCGCTCTTTCGAGTCCTTATCAACCTGGCCTTTCTGCAAGGCCATGGCGGTCTTGGCCTTGCTCAGCGAATCGATCGACAGCGCCGAACCGGCACCGGTGAACAGGTTCTTGTGCGCCACGTCGAACAACGCCTTGCCGTCGCTCATCAGCGGGTTGTTGATCAGGGTGTCATACACCAAATCACCAATGGTGCCGCGTGCGGCCTCGCCCATGCGTCTTGGCACGGTGGTCAGCTGATCCAGGTCATCGTTGAGGATGGCCTGGCGGGTGATCGAGAACAGCTCACCGTAGGTCGCCAGGCGAATGGTTTCGCCACGGTCGCCGGTGGTGATGTACTTGTATTCAGCGCCCGGGCGCACTTCGCGCAGGCTGGTGAACTCGCCCATACCCACGCGCTTGGCGGTTTTGAAGTCGCTCAGGCGACCGGTTTTGGTCCACAGATGGAAGGTTTCGGCGGCTTCTTCCCAACCCTGCAACACCGACTTGGCGGCAATGTCGACCAGGATATTGCCAAAGTCGCTGGAATCATGGGTGAACGCCATGCCGACCATCTGCATCGGGGCCATCGAGCCGACCAAGATGCCGCGATCCGCCAACGACGCACGGGCCAGCTCGCGCAGACTCATGTGGTTATAGGCGTTATCCGCCTGGGCTTCGGCCTGGCCGGTTCGGCTGGCCAAGGACGCACGCACCGAGTCGCCCACCAGGTTGCCGTTGCTGACATGGCCGGGGTGACGCAGGCCAGGGCCGCCGGTCGGGGTAGTGTTGGCCCCCAGGGCCACCAGCAGCTTTTCGCGAGCGGTGGCCACGCTGCACTCCATGTCGTTGAGGCAGACATTCAGCAGCTCGGCATGGCCGGTGCCAAAACCACCAAACGCCGCGGTGATTTCGTTACGGCGGGTGGTGTTTTCCGCCATCACCTGCGCGCGGATTTGCTCCGGGGTCAGGGCCGAACCGCTGGGGGCCGGCGCGGGAGCGGGAGCCGGCGCAGGTGCAGGAGCAGGCGGGGTAACCGAACCGCGCGGGTTGAATTGAGCCTTGAACTCGGGGGGCATATTGGTGAACTCCTGAATGCGGTTGGAATTGATTTGGCCAAAGGCCGTGAGCGGATCGAGAACTTTGTCAGCGAAGCCGGCCGCCACCGCTTCGCTGCCAAACATCCAGGTTTCAGCATTGAGTAATGCGTAGATTTCTTCGGCGGTCTTGCCGGTCTTGGTCATATAGGCCTGGACCAACGAGCCCTCGACCTGATCGAGCAGCTCGGCATACTTGCGCATGTCATCGGCGTCACCGCCCTGAATGCCCCAGGGCTTGTGCACCATGATCGCGGCGTTTTCGGGAATGCTGATCAGGTCGCAGGCCATCAGTATCACGCTGCCCATGGACGCCGCCAGGCTGCCCACGGTGCCCTCTACGCGGGACGGGTGATGCTTGAGGATGTTGTAAATCGCCAGGCCGTCGAACACGTCGCCGCCGGGTGATTGCATGTACAGCTTGATAAGCGACACATCGCCAAGCGCCTTGAGGTCCTTGGCGAACTGCTTGGCGGTAATGCCCCAGGCGCCAATCTCGTCTTCAATGCGCAGCTCAGCGACACCGGCCGCCGCGCGCATGGAATACCAGCTTTCGCCCTGGGGCTTAGGCGCCGCTGTTGAGCCCCTGGGTCGCATGAGCGGCTTATTTTTTTTTCGTTTCATCGGGTTTGTTCTTCCCGTAGTACAGGTGATAGGCGTCCGAGCTGAAAACCAGCCCTTTTTCCCGGTTGGTTTGAATCTCCGCCGTGCGCGTGCGTTTAAGCTCCTGAGGGTTGCGCTGACGCGCCCGAGCCACCTCGGCCTCATCGGCGAAACCCGCCTCCACAAGAATTTTCCAGGCGTTGGCCTCATGCACCGGGTTGATCCAGGGCATCACCGGCCCCTGATAGATCGCGCCGTAAACGGTGCGCGGGTCGACGTCCCCCGGCACTTTCAGCACGCCGCTCACAATCGCGATCCGCAACCACTCGCGGTACACCCGGCGACACCAGTAGTCGATGAATTCGTGCTGCAACAGGTCGTAACCCAACTGCCCCTCGACCAGCTCCTGACGCTGCGCCGAATAGGTGCCGTCGTAGCTGCGGGCCACACTGGAATACGTGCCCCGGGTGCCGGCCGCCACCGCCTTGAGCTGACCGTTACGGAAGCCCTCCAGGAACGGGTTGGGCCGGTTGCTTTCGATCATGCCGACGTCTTCACCCGGCAACAGCGTGTCGACCACCACCCCGGGGGCCAGCGGAAAAGTCCGCTCCGGCGCCTGGGTCTTGGCGGGCACGAAGTCGTCCGGCGTGCCCTTCTTGATGTACATGGCCAGCGCGGCACTGATCCGCGCGGCCACTCGCTCGCTTTCCTCGTAATCCTTGATGTCCGCCAAACGAACCAACACCGCGTGCAACAACGGCTGGCCACGGTTCTGGCCAATCCGTTTGCGGTGCGCGATGTGAATCATCCGATCGGCCGGCACGGCCTTGGTATCGAGCGTCAGCCCGTAGCCCAGGCCATCGCCCGGATGTTGCTTGAGTAGGTGATAGGCCTTGGCCCGTCGCCAGCTATTGCGCTCGATGCCCTGGACAATGCCCTTGGCCAGGTCCGTGTAACTCCACGGCAGGTAATCGGGCTCCAGTAGCTCCAGGGCAAACGGCACCGCATGCAGGTGCTCATAGTTGGCCACTCTGCCGATCAGCATTTGCGCCAGGCCTTCACCGTCGCGTAACCAGGTGCGGCACATGAGGCGTTCCATTTGCGGCCGCGACAACTCGCCCGAGGTTTCCGGCGACAGCGACCACTCCGACCAGGCCGCCTTGATCGCGGCGGCAAAGTCCAGGTGCACATCGCCGGCATGCGTCAGCGGAATGGGCTCGACGGAAATGCCCGGGCCACCCACCACGCGTTCCTCCAGGCGATCAAACAACCCGGTAACAATGTCGTGATCCTCGTCCAGCTTGCGGCACTGCTCGCGCAGCGAAACCGCCGCTTTCTGTAACGACTTATTCGCACTGCCCGACTGTTTTTTAGCCTTGTGCGTGCGGGTCACGTCCGCCGCCTCAAACGCCTGAATCACATTGCGCGCCCGCAAGCGCTGGGCCACAGCACCGGGAAACACCGGCGCCAGGACCCGGTCGAGCAAATTCATGCGACTCATTCAAACGTCGCCAGGGAATAACCCGGGCGCCCCCCCGCGGCGGCATTCTGCTGTGCCGCCAGGCGGCGCTCCCATTCCAGCCGACCCGCCCGAATCTGCGGCAGGTCGGCCATCACCTGCTTGCGGCCGGCGAAAATAATTTCCTTGCCCTCCAGCACGGCCATTTCGGCCTCCAGATAGCGGTCGACCATCGCCTGTGCATTCACAGCCATGCGCCTTGTCCTGTAGTGATCCAGCCACCGGCAGGCGCCGGCTCAGCTGCGGGTTGAAGGTCCGCCGGTTCCGGCACGGGGGCCGGGGCGGGTGTCTCGATAGGCTCAGCGGCCGCTTGCGACTGCTCAATTTCCGATTGCTCGTCGTCGGGCTCATCGTCGGGCTGGGCGTAGTCTTGCGGCAGCCCCTTGGCCAGCTCGTCCAGGTCCAGACCGAAACGCTGCTGGCTGATTCGCAAGGCCGCGAGCACGTACACGAAGTTATCCAGGGCCTCGTTGCGCTTCTTGCTGGCATCCCAGCGGAACACCCGCCGCCCCTTAATCACGACCCACTTCTTGGTCTCCGACGTGAGCTGTTTCAGCTCGTCGTCATCGCAAATGTCGTCATTGAGCGGGAAGTGCACGCAGCCAGGCACCGGCTGGTCGCCGTTGGGCGGCAACTTCAGGCGGTTGTAAATCAGCTCTTTGGCGTTATCCGTGCCCACCTCGGTCAGGTAGGTTTTGCTTTTCTTCTCTTTCTTGCGCGGCATGTTGGCAATGGGCTTGCCGTAGGTGCTGGCCCCGAAAATCGGGATCACCCAATGCACGCCATGCTTGCGGCTCTCGGCCCGGACCTCATCGGAATAGTGGCCGCCGGCGTCCCAGCACCAACGCTCGACGCCCATAACCTGGCCATCGGCCCGCATGAACTGGCGATGCAGCTCAATGCCCACTTTGCGCCGCAACTCGACGCTGGCCGGGTCGCCGTACAAGATGAACCGGTGTACCAGCCAGCTTTCCTCACCAGCACCAAATGCCCAGACTCGGCCCTCATAGCGGTCGTCTTGGGTATCGACGGAACCGAACAGCGCCACGCCTCGGCCAGGCACCTGCGCGTGATACATCTCGCGACGATCGCGCAGCTGCTCCCAGCTGACTTTTTCCGACTGGTCTTCTTCCCACACCTCGCCCAGGGTGGTGTTGACGAAGGTCTTGAGCTTGCCCAGGTCCTTGCCGACTTCCAGCCGCTCGGCCGCAATGTCGACCCAGGTGGTGAACGTCGAATAGATCGTCCAGATATGAAATGTGACCGAGCGCGGGGTGTTGATCGGCTGATCATTCTTGCCGAACCACTCCATGCCGTTGCGGGTCCAGATGCCGGTGTAATCGCAGATATACCGGCCGGTGTTCGACGCCTCGACCATCTCGTGATATTCGAAAGTGCCGCCCTGGCAGTGCTCGCACAGATACCAGGCGCTTTCGACTTCGCCCAGCTCGTCCTTGCGCCACTTGAGCCCATAGGGATCGTCTTTGCCGCCCCACTTTAGGTACTGCTCGCCGCCACAGCAGGGCGGCTTGATGTGAAAGCGCAAGAAGTGCGGCGACTTCTCGGCCGCCCGGCTGATCTGGCACTGCCCGGCAATGCCGAGCGTGGAACCGCGTATCGATTTCTTGTAGGTCGCTCCCTCAAGGCGCTTATCCCCCAAGGAAGTTGGCGAGCCCTCCCCCTCAATGTCGTGATCGAATTTCGACAGCTCGTCGTAAATCACCTCGTCCGGGCTTTTCTCACGGTAGTTACGGGCCGCCTTGCCACCCAGGCACCACAACATTTTCTGGTTTTCGAAACGCTTGGCGTCTTGCGTGTTGTCGCTGTTCTTTTTGCCCGACCAGGGCGCCAAGGCCAGCAGCACCGGTACGTCACGAATCATCGTGTCGACGTGCCGTTTCATCAGCTCGTCAGCATCGGGATCGGTCGGGCAGTAGCTCAGCACGTTGCGTTTTTTGTGCTGGATCTTGTAGCCGATGTTCGCCATCAACATCTTGGTGTAACCAACGCGGGCCGACTTGTGCAGGTTGAACACCCGGATCAGGTCGTTGCCCATGGCGTTGAGAATGGCCACCTGAAACGCGGCCGTCTCCCAGCGCCCTTGCTGGTAGGAGGATTCCGACGATAGATAAAAATGTTTGTCGGCCCACTCCACCGCTGTCATCGGTGGTTCTTTGTACAGCGAATCAAGTCCCCGGCGAACAGCCTCAGCCAGACCCCTGATCCAAGGTGGCGATGTAGTCATCCAAAATCTCCGGAATGGCTTCGGACAACCCAACAGCCTCGTTACGCGTAACGGCAATTTCGCGCTCGATTCCTTCCATGTGCCGGATGGCCAGGTCGGGATGTTTGCGTTTTAAATTCTTGGGAATGGTGTCCAGCTTCGAACCCAATAGGGCGGACAAGCGACCCAGGGCAAACACCATAAAACCCACGGGCACCAGCTCCTTTTCCAGGACCTGGTTTTTGCGCTCTTGGGCATCGGCCTGGGCCGAAGTCAGGCGCAGGCGTTCTTGCTGCAAGCGGTAATCAATGAGCGGGTCGATGATTTCGCCGTCAGGTCCTGTCGGTTGTTGTTTGTCGCCGTGGTGTTTGAGCCGGTTATCCAGCACCGAACGCACGTCATAAAACGACTCGCGTCCGATCTTGGCTACCGGCTCGACGCCCCATTTATCAAAGGCCTGGACAGAAATATCCAAACTTTCGGCCATTTGCTTTTTGTTAAGCCAGCCCGGCTTTCGTGCGATCGAAGAAATGGCCATAACTAAACAACAACCAACCTCTGAAAATGCCTCATACATAACGAAAGAGCGGGGCCCGAATTACCCCCTATGCCCCACTATCCCGGGAGGACCCACTGCCCACGGGCCAGCCACGACCAAACCCCGACCGTCAAGCGAAAAACCCACGAAAACCGGCCTTTTTCGATCTTTTCGGAGTCGACGGGTCAAGACTTGGCTGTGGCGATGGCGTCGGCCAGCGCGACAGCAAACACCTGGTCCTTATTGGCCTTGACGATGTTTTCCGCGATCTTGAAGAACGGGAAGATTGTGCGATAACCCGGTGGGCCATCGCTGAAGATGAACACGGGTCGAACAGCATCACCCCACTTCGTATTCATTCGCTCCCAGACCCCCGACTCATCACCGACCACACCACCAAAGAAGCGCCTATTGCCCTTACTCAAACTGCGCTTGCTGTCCGTGGCATTGGCCCCATAGCCTCGACCTGACTCGGCCGCACCCAAACCGGATAGCACCTTGGTCATCGTCCCCCGCGATACGTTGCCATACTGATTGAGGAACGACGCCGAGGGCAGCGCGTACTGGCCTGCCCGCATGATGCCGCGTGCTATCAGCGATTTTTCAAAGCGCTTATGTGGCCGCAAGCCACCGAACACCGCCTGTTGTAGGTAGGTGTCGGCGGGTATGCCTGACGTCCATTGGTCCTTGAAATAGACATGCGCGGGCTTGCCCTTGCTGGCCATTTTCACAAACAGGCTATTGAGCGTGGTCGGGGTCGGCCGATCCAAACGCTGTTTCAGCACCGCCAATTCGCCCTTCTTGACCCGCTGGGCAAGGCGCGTCGCCGTGAGCGTCAACGCAAAGGGGATATGCCGCTGCTGCAACTCCATCGCTGACTTAGTCAGCGGTGCGTCATTGACGCCGATGTCGAGCTTGAACATTTTCCCCCTCACCTCCCTATGAGTTACGGGAGTTAATACCGGCTTTCTTAGCCAGGAACTGGGTGTATAGACCGCCCGCGACGTCTGCACCGATCACAGCAGTAACGATGCCTAAGCCGGCAGCCAAGTAGAGGTTGCTCCATAGCGCCATCGCGAGCAGCAGCGTGGCCATACCCAATAGGCCAGACGCGAGAAAGCGCAAGGCCACTCTTTGGAGGATCTGCCGAAGCCCAAGGTCGGTACCCGATGCCCTTAGCATTTCCCCTGACAAACCGGCCATGCTCAACAATACCAATAGCCAAAGGGGCACATCAGCAAGAGCCTGGTGCTCAGTGTTCATCTGTAGTCCTCGAATAGATCCGGCCTCCATGTCACTGTCATCCGCTAGGAGCAAAGAGCCAGGCATGGGGCCGAAAACGAAAAAGCCCCGCTCAATGGCAGGGCTTGTAAATGGGCACAAAAAATCCGACTCAATGGCCGGGTTCGTGGAAGCGTCTCGCTGCGTTCACAGCAACACACGCTGCTATGAAAACAGATGTATTACGCGCGGAAAACCTTTTTAACATGCATGTACTCATTTTTTTAAATGCAACGGAGCCGGGAGGCAGAATCAGAAAAATGGCTTTTTGCCACACCTACATTTAACATCTGCGGGTTTCGCGCCGCATTGCGTCGCCACAATTAGATTAGGAATGCATCGACCTATGGACTCATTCTACGAATTTTTTACCACAACCTATGTAAAAATATTACCAATAGCAGCAATAACAGTAACGTTAGGAGCTATGATTTTCGCACTAGAAAAAAGCGGATTTTTAGCAAGAATGCTCAAAATAACTCGCTTTATGTTTTACTCCGAGTCGGACTTATTTCAAACGAAGAAACTACTCAACAGAATACACATCCTAGAGCATCAAATAACACAACTCAGGAAAGCATCGGAAAATAAAAATCTTGAAAGCCAACGAAAGGCTATTGAAAGTGAATTAGAGCTTCAGCTGACTCAAAATTTCCCTGCACTTGTAAGGGAAAAGCTCTCCCAACTAAAAGAACTCAACACATCAATTGATTCAGATATCCGGCTAGCTGTAGAAGCTGAGGTTATAAAATTCCTTAACTCTCATGAGCCTACCAAGCTACTCGAAGATCGACGGGAACAACTGCGCGCATCAGAACGTACAGATCGAGGAAACACTTTAGAAAAAACAATTCAAGAGCAAATGCAAAGTGTTGGTCGCCTGAAGGCGGTAATGATCAACCTATTTGTAATGGTTAATATCGGAATTCTGCTGATTTATATATTTGCAGGCACCGCCCTAACCAGCCAAGCAGTTTCCGGAATCGTCGGCCTCTACATCAGCCTGGCAGCCTTTATTGTTTACATTTACAGGACTTCAAACTTTCGATCCGCAGTACTGCTAGCACTAAGAGAGGATGCGAAAAAATATTATGATGCCGATGACTATATAAAAAGATTAAAACCCGGAGCCTCACCAAGCGAAAGAGATATTGAGGTTCTAAAGTTACTGCTTCTGAATCGTACAGAGCGGGAGAAAATGGCCCACCACCCTTACGAATTGATATTAAAGGGCGTCAACAACTCAAATATCCAACTAAAAGGCGGGAAGATGATAAGCGCGTCAAAAGCAGAAAAGGCGCCCAAGGCGACCTAATCCACTTGAAGATCCTTCAGTAGCCATAATCATGGCTGCTGAAGGGGCAACGAAAAACTTACCATTGTTTTGTACTAAGCCGCCGCTCGTAGCCAACCTACAGCACAGTCAATCCAAGCAGCTCCGGCTCTGGCTAACTCCCTAGCCTTACCCTCGCTAATACCGTAGTACCTCCCGACCCGAGCCATCGGCCATTTGGCGCCAAAGTACAGCCAAATAATATCGCCCATCTGCTGATCGCGTTGAGCCAGCCTGGCTACAGCATTGTCAATGGCAATTGCCCAGTCGTCGGTAATGCAGTAGTTCTTGCTCGCAGACGTGTGCGGCATCGTCTGGCGCATCAACGCAAAGCTAGGCGAGGTGTAAAGGGGGACGCCTGCCCCATCCATCCGCCACCATCCCCACTGCTCCAGCATGTACTCAGTATCACCCAGCGGCCGCTGTAACGGCTTACGAATCATCATGCTCTCAATCCCCTGTGTAGTTTGTCCCGCCCGCCCCCAGGCGGTTGTCTTTATGGTTTTGGCTCTGTAACCAGTCCATCTGGTTTGGCCTTTTCAGAGCCAAAATTTCACGCTGAGCGTGCTGCAATTTGAAACTCAATTGGGTCACCAACTCGTCGGAAGAAAGCACCAACTTGCTGCCCCTAACAACCCAACCTGATCCGTTGCAATCAGTGCAAACCAGCTCATAAAACAGCCCTTTCACTACCGCTCTCCCCTCGCAGATCGAGCAGGACTCCAGCTCGATCCGTTCCCGCTTAAAGCCAGGCATCGGTCTTTTCTGCATGTTTTAAAACCTCGCCCTTAACAAATTGCGGAAGTGACTCGCAGGCCACGTTATTCAAGGCGTCTACGAGGTTTTGCGAATCCTCATATCTAGCGCCTGTCTGCTCATGGATCGCCTTGAAGCCACGCTCATCTAACCAGTTGTGCCACTTCACCAGCGCCAGCCGGCGCTGCTCCTTGGCCTGGGTGTTGATGTAGGTCGAAGCGATCTTGCCCAAGGAATGGTTCAACAGCATCTCGCCGATATGGCCGTCGACCCCGAGGTCAGTCCAGGCGGTACGGGCCACCTTGCGCAAGTCGTGACTGGTCCAGGCGCCCTGCCCCAATCGGGTGAACACGGCACTGGCCTGGTTATCGCTCAGCGGCTTGCCTCGGCGGGACGGGAACAGAAATGGTCCCTCATACCCGTGGGCGGCCTGCCGGTCGCGGTAGCGACGCAGCAACGCGCAGACCTGGTCGGTCAGTGGCACCCGCAGCTCGGTCTTACTCTTGGTGTGCTCGGCCGGCAGGTACCACTCACGCTCAGGCAACGCAATGTCGGCCCAGCGCGACTGGCGGGTTTCGCCAATGCGGGTGCCATGGCACAGCATCATCAAGGCCAGCATGGCGTCAGCCGGCGCAGTCATGAATCGCTCAGTCAGCTGCTCTACCAACTCGGGCACCTGGACATCGCGCAGACGGGCAGGCTTGGGCAGGATGCGCGCCGTCGTGAAGTTGATGAACTTGAGCTCGGCCATCGGGTTGGCCGGGATCAGATCGAGCTTACGGGCCTGACGAAAGGCCACCGCGAGCAAGCGGTACAACTGCTGGACATATGACAGCGACAGCTCTGCCTGAGCCGGCCACATCAGCAGCTGGTCGAGGGTCTGGGCATTGACGTCGCGAATCAGCAGATCACCCAGGCGCGGCTTGAGCTGGCAACTGATGGCTGACTTGCCGGCTGATCGACGCTTAGCGGACAGCGCGCGCGAGCGCGCCATGCGATCGTCAAACCAGTCCAGCAGTTCGCCGACGGTCACCCAACCCGAAACGCTGGCGGCACCATCGGCCGCGACTCGCAAGCGCACTGCCGGCAACGCTGCAACCACTTGCTTGGTGCTCAGGTCGGGAAATCCGCCGATGCGGTGCCACTGGCGCTTGTTCAGCAGGTACCAGGAGCCGCGCGCGCGATTCTTCGCATAACGGAAATGCAACGCCGGATGACTGGCATCACGCAGGTCACGCACATGCTCAAGCCTGGCGTTGCGCTGAATCTCGGCGTCTGACAGTTTCACGGTCAGGGTCTTGATCAGGGTGCTCAATCGGTCGCCTCCGGTTGGGCGAGACGGTCCACCACCTCAAACGTGGAAGGCCACATCCACGCACCATAACGCTTGGCCATGGCCTCATCGGCAAACAGCGCTAGAGCATGGTCCGGTGTACTGCCCAACTCCATCTTGAAAGAGCAGCAGAACACCGCGAAGCGGTAGGTGGCCGGATCGGGAACAGCGAGTCGCTGAGAGTGCATCAGAACGATTCCTTTTTTCGGTAACGGTTGGCCAGGCTGGTAACCTTTTCCGGTTGCTCAACCGGCTCTGGCTTCCACCCGGCGGCAAGGTTCTCAAAACGGTTGTACTGCCCCAGAAACGCCGTGCGGACAGTGCCCATCTCGATGTCGCGCCCCTTGCCGATGATGATTTCGGCAATGCCTTTGGCTTCGGTGTTTTCGTGATAGACCTCGTCGCGGTACACGAACAAGATCACGTCAGCGTCTTGCTCGATGGCGCCTGACTCCCTCAAGTCGGAGGGGATGGGTCGCTTGTTTGGACGTTCTTCGCATTTGCGCGAAAGCTGGCTCAGCAGCACGACGGGAATACCCAGTTCCTTGGCGAGCAACTTGCTGCCACGGCTGATGCTGCTGACCTCTTCGGTTCGATTGCCGCCCTCACCTTCCAGCAATTGCAGGTAGTCGATCATCAGCAGGTCCAGGCCGTAACGCATCTTGTGGCGGCGAGCCAGCGAGCGGATGCGACCAATCGACGAACCAGCGCGGTCGGCGATGTACAGCGGCGCGCGGCGCAGCACGCCGGCCGCCGCAGAGAGTTCAGCGCCATGGCTCTGGCACGCCGTTCCGTTCTTCATCAATGTGAGCGGAATACGCCCTTCGGACGCCACAGCCCGGTCCAGCAGTTGGCCTTTGTTCATCTCCAGGCTGATGACGAGTGCTGACTTGCTCTGGCGCACCGCTGCCTCGACAACAAACCCCATGGCAAGCGTGGTTTTGCCCATGGCAGGACGGCCAGCGACGATGTACAGGTGATCCGGCTGCAGGCCACCCAGCTTTTCGTCCAAGTCCCGCAGGCCGGTCGACAAGCCGATCAGTGTTTCACCGCGGGCATGACGATCATGTCGCTCCTGCCATACCTCCAGTTGGCCGGCCAGCACGTCACCCACTTTGACGATGTCGTCATCACCCGATCCGCAGTCAATGGCCATGGCCGCTGCCTGGACGGCGGCGATTTTCGCCTGCACATCCTGATCGCTGTGCGCGATATCCATCGCCTGGCTGCCAAGGTCAAACAAGGACCGTTCGATGGCCCTCTCTCGCACGATTCCAGCGTAGGTTTTGGCGCTGGCAACGCTGGGAGTGCCATTTACGATTTCGGCGCAATAGGCAAACGCCGGCGAGCCACCCGGCAAGACGCCAACGTGGTCACCCACGGTGAGGAAGTCGACGGATTTTCCGGCTGCGCGAACCGCTAGTATCCCTCGGTACACCTCGGCGTTTTCCGGGAAGTAGAACGATTCGGGGGACAGGTCGTCGCTCAGGGAGTCGATCAGTTCAGGGCGCTGCATCATCGCGCCCAACAGGCCGTGCTCAGCCTCGGTGTTGTAGGGATCACGCATTGTAATTGCCCTCCACAACCTTAACGAAGTTGCTCGGGGCGATCAGCCAATCGAAGTTGCAACGGAATGGACTGCCACCGGAGGCAGCCACCTCCCCCATCAGGAACCTGCTTGAGCGCACCTGAGCGAAATATTCAGCCCAGAAGCCGAGGTCCTGGTGCACGTCGCTCTCCTTCCAGCGAGCATTGATCTTGGCGATCCGATCCTTGGTCAACATCACCACTCGAGGAAACTCAGGGATCGTCGCGTTGAACAAGTCGACGATTGCCTGGGTTGGGCATTTCGGCTTCGAAATCTTCGATGGCGATTCATCGTCAACAAGAGGTGACGGTTCACTTGATGGTTCTATTACGGTTCTGGGTGCGGCTGCTGCGGGGGTTTCTGTCGTGAGCTGCGGGGGTGAGGGTGCAGCTACTACGGGGTGCGACTCTTGCAGGGGTGCATATGCTGCCGGGGTCAAGGTGTACATCGTCGAGCGACCCATCCGTTCGCGGACAGTCAACAAGCCAACCTGACCCAGCCACTTGATGGCCGTTTGCACGGTCCTTTCAGCCAGGCAGGTGCGTTCTGAAATACGGGCAACCGATGGCCAGCAAACGCCCTCATCGTTCGCGTTATCCGCCAACGAGATCAGCACAGCTTTTTGTGGCCCGCTCATCCCCTGGAGCGGCCAGCACAAGCTCATTATTATTGTGCTCACAGCTGATCTCCAGTTTCAGATTCAACCGTGACGCTAAGCCGTGACACGATTGACGATTGCTCGAAAAGTGTCGCGACACGGCGGGTATTGCCGGGAGTAGCGATCGTGTTCATAATGGCCCCTCAAGTGTTTGCGTTGTGAAGAAGCCGGTCTAGCCACCGGCTTTTTTGTGGGTGTAATTTGAGTACTGGTTAAATTCACAGCTAATCCGATGTTCTGCCGCTGCCGTCCTATTCCCGCGATACTTGCTTCAACAGCTCGACCGGGGATGAACCCAGGCGTGTCGTGGTTAAAGCGGCTGATTTACGAGCCGCTTGGGGGCGGGAGCAAAGCTCGCGAGCCGTGATTTGCCCAGCTGTTAGCTCTTCTGCCTTGAAGGCCTTTTCGGCACTCATCAGGTGAATGCCAGACACCCAGTACGAAACCGCAGCCTGAGATACGCCGAGAGCCAAAGCTGTTTTGGTCTGCCCGCCGAAGAAGTCGACGAGCCTTTCGATGGGAGTCATTTCGATTCCTTCTGATAAGCATGCTTATATCGTATTTAGAAGGACACTTATTTGCAAGCCAATAAGGAAACTTATAAATTCCAACGGATGAGCACACTCGCCGAACGCATTAAATCCGCACGAAGTCACGCCAAGCTGACGCAAAAGGCTCTAGCCCAAAAGGCTGGAGTGGAGCAGCCAGTGATTTCACAGTTGGAGACTGGAAAGAATCTTCAAAGCGCACATCTGCCGAAGATCGCGCATGCATGCGGCGTGAGCGCTATCTGGCTGTCTGAAAATATTGGTCCAATGATCAGTGCCGCGAAGGTCGACTCAAACGTTGGTGAAGCTCGTCAGCCGGTTGAGTCTTTCCGGTATCCGGTAATCAGCTGGGTTGCCGCCGGCGCTTGGGCCGAAGCAGTTGAACCCTTCCCTCCTGGATACTCCGATCGGTATGAGCTGTCGGACTACGACTCAAAAGGTCCAGCATTCTGGCTCGAGGTAAAAGGTGACTCGATGACGTCTCCAGTCGGAACGAGTATCACAGAGGGGACACTGATCTTGGTCGACACAGAAGCTGATGCTCAATCAGGAAAACTGGTGGTAGCGAAGCTGGCGGACAGCGACCAGGCAACCTTTAAAAAGCTCGTCGATGATGGCGGTCGACGGTTCTTGAAGCCGCTAAACCCTGCGTACCCAATTGAAATGTGTGCAGAGAACTGCAGGATTGTCGGCGTCGTAGTCAGGGCGCTGCAAAAGCTGTAGATATTGTCCAAAAAGCACGCACCTCAAAGCCCACCGCCGAGTGGGTTTTTTTGCGTCTGACATCGGAAAGAGTACAAATGTACTCCGCACATCTTGCCAAATTCGCTTCATATCAATACTGTACATTCATACAGTTACGGTAAGGAAAACCGCATGCTCTCCTCCTTGATTCCTACGACAAAACATCGCACTTCCTACGAATTAACCGGGCGGCGCTTACAAGCGATCATCGCAGCACCTGGCGTTCAAAAGGTTCAGGCGGTCACGGTGTTCAGGCTCGAGCACGAAACCGTTGAGGATTGGCAGCGTTTAATCGATGAGATCAGCGAGACGGCCGGCGTGATGGTCGAATCCTTAGAGGGAGGCGCCGTCAGAATAGGCTGGAGACAGTACTGCGAAGCATGAAATTAGCCCGCCACTGAGCGGGCTTTTTATCGCCACGAAGAAATTTTATAAGGTTGCTTATTGACGATTAAAATAAGCATGCTTATATTAATTCCATCGCTGCCGAGTACTCAACCAGGGACTGGAAGCGAAAGGGTCAAGTGGCCCGCCTCTCTTTAACAATCAGCGCAACAAACAACAGACCGCTTTGCCTCTGCCGGCGACCGGCGAGCAGACAGGCCCGAACGCCTGCCAACGACAGGAACAACCTGGACGGCTGCTCGATGGTGAAACGCCAAAACCGTGTGAGTGACCCGACAAGCAACGCGTCCCGCCTCTCCGGCGGTAATAGGACGGACAGTTTCACTGATGCACCTGGTTGACCGGGTGCATTGGGAAAACAACCGGGAGTCAACGCGATGGAAACAGAGATCGTAAATGGCACATGGAAGGGTCACCTCGGACGTGGCCTGGCACCACGAGAACTTCAGTTCCTTTTATGGGTAGCCCTAGGACTGACCGCGAAGGAAATCGCTCGGGAAGTCGGGATTTCGCCGGCTGCCGTGGCGAAACGCCTCAGCAACGCAATGTTCAAGCTAGGCGTCACCCGGCGCGCCGCACTGGTGGCCGAAGCAATACGCCGCCAAATCATTTCGCCGATGTGCGTCGTGCTGGTCGCACTCATCGCTATGCACGCCTTGCCCGATGGCGACTCAATGCGGCGTGATCGTCGAGTCCCTGAGCGACGTATCGCCCAAGTCCGGACGGCAAAGCGCGCCGAAGCATACGACCACCACGCATAGGTAGCGGAATTCAGAACGGAATGAAGTTGCACCTGAGCGGAAAAATTTTTCCAGTCGAACCAACCTAGGAAAGGACATGAACCCGACAATCCAACAGCGCCGCGCCATCCTTGATGGACTGCGTCAACGGGCTACTCTGGCCACCGCCGAGTTTTACAAAAAGGCCGGGATCGCTGCAACGGTGGTAATACCGCGCTTCGCCGTCGTGCCACACGGAAACAATCTGTTTGGCGTAGTTGATCGCCAGACCGGTACCAAGCGCGCAGAAGTAGCAGGCCACATGAACGCCTGCCGCTCAGCGCAGAGTTTTGAAAGCGCCGCTCACTTCAGGCAGGCCGCGCACATCACTGTCGCTAATGTGGCGCGCTGGATGACGCGATGGTCGCTGGTGTTTGTAGCTTTGCTTTCCGCCTTCGCCTTCATAGGAGCAACCCGATGAACACCAGCCCGATGCCCATCCGGCGCTTGCTAATGCGCCGCAGCTTGGTGAGCGCCACGACTTAAAGGAATGACAAGAGACGGTGTCGACGCTCCTGCTCAGCTTGGCAGCCGTGCCTGCCGAAGAGTCCACACCCGATTCGCCAGCGTGTCGCGACATGAAAATCGTCTTTACTGAAAAACAGTCGAGACACCCTGAAAAGTTCGCAAGGTCAGCTATGGAGGTCAACGCTACTAAACTTTATAAAGAACAGAGTTAATTAACTCAAGCTCATGCTTCATTTTAATTCTAAGCTGCTCGACCGTTTCAAATTCACCAAGAGATATATCAACAGATAGCTTTACTAGCCTTGTGATTTCCCGCTCTGCCTTTTTTATGTTTTGGTCAACCCTTTCCAAATCATCAGTTCTAGGAACACCTGTCTCGCGAACTATTTTAAAAATTCGCTCTCCCTCAGCATCATATCTATCAATTAGACGATCATACATCAGGATCTGCTGATCTAGCAGCTTAAGCTGAGCAGCCTTATATTCAGAGACCCTAGCGCCAACTCCATCAGCTACGAAATGAGCACTTTGCTCGAGCTGTAGATCAATTGTCCGAAGCAGAGCAAGAAGTGTGACTATTGAAATTCCCGGACCTATTAATCCGCCAAAAAAAGAACCAAAAGCAGACCAGTTATCAGGTGCGCGCGAAAGACCAACATTAAAAACGCTGACATAGAGCACTATAACAACCAAAACAAAAGCAAGTAACAACACCAGACCATAATTGAGCGGCCTACCCCACCGCTTGATTACCTTTTTTTCCGATTCCATTCTAATTACCTCAGTTTCTAGAAAAACCACTATCAGATAGCGGGGTACGGTCTCGACAATACCCCATGTCCATATAAGCGGAGAAACACGCCTATTATTTCAAATCTCGAAATCCACCTGCAGATGCTGCGCCCAGCCGAGGTGTACAGGGCCCAGGGCTTCACGGAGGATTACCTGACCAGCAACGGCGCCGACGGCAAGCCATTTACCAAAACCCGCGGGAACAGCGTTATCCCTTCCCCCGATGGCAGCGCTAGAAAAAGCGAATGCTCCCTGTGACGGCAGGCAACATACCAGGTTGAGGCAGCGTACCCGATAGCCGAAATTACTTCCAAAGACTGTCGTCTAAATTTCTAACAATTTTATAATTCTTAAATGCTGTTCTAACCTTAAAACATTCAACTTCATCGCAGTTCTCGCCCAGCGAGCGCCTAAGCTGCTCTCTAGACACTGAAGAATTGCAACCAAGTATCACCTGACGCAACTTCCCTATCTCCGAGAATGGCTTGAAATATAATCCACCAGTCTTTTCCGTCCCAGCCAACAGAAATATTTGGCGAACCTCCTTTTCATAGGACCACTCAGAGTGCTTTATGCGCAACTGCCTTAACATAATTTTAAAACGCTCATCTTTCGACCTTTTGAGAAAAACTTCAGGGTCGAATAACATACGCCCTCTTCGATACTCAACCGTATGCAGATCCTCGGTGCTCACATCGAAAGCCAAGCATAATCCCTTATGCCTATCCCCATAATGCCCCCATTGAACGGGACTAACAAATGTTTTGCTAAAACAAAGCATTCCATATAAATCAGCTACACGATTTTTGAAATAAGAAATGGCCTTCCTCATACTTTCCTCAGAAGAGGAGTAACACATCATTTCAAATGGATCATTCAAATCCATAACTGTTGCAACTTTCAGTCTAGATCTTTCAATGTTTTGCAAACCATATTCTTGATTGCAAAAATGATAAACCCTAATCGTTGACGCATTTGTCATGTTTTCCCTCACCTGACAGAAGACAAAGCGCCAAATATAGCGTCGAGGCTTCCCCTTGCCCACAGAAAACAAACCTGACGAGCCATTACAGCGCGAGAACCGCTGCATCGTCATCAGTGCAGCCCCATTGAGCGACTCTCCAGGCGATCGCTGGGTGGCTACTCGGCACCTGCGCAAACGCGTAGTCATGATCGCCCTCACCTGGTTCGCCTAACCTCCTCCCACCTTCTGCCGCCACCCGCGGCATGGAGAATCATCATGGAAACCGAAATCCTCTCGGACGAAGAGCTCGCGGTACTCACCGGCTACAAGGCCAGGGCTTATCAACGCCGGTGGCTGATTGATCGGCAGTGGGTGTTCGTAGAAAGTCGCGGCAAACGCCCACTCGTTGGCCGCATGTACACCCGAATGAAGCTGGGCATGCTCTCCCCGGCAATCGTCGATCCCAACCCTCCCCCGGTGGTCCCGGCATGGACGCCTGACTTTTCGCGAGTGAACTGATATGCGACCCCGCAAAGCCGAGACACGCAATTTGCCGCCACGGATGTACCAATGGACAAGGAAACGAAAAAGCGGAAAGGATTGGATTGCGTATTACTATCTGGATCTCGCCGGCAAGGCTATTCCTCTGGGCAAGGATCTGGATCAAGCCAGAATCAAATGGGCCGAACTCGAAGCCAAGGAGAAACCGCTCGACCTACGCACCATGAAGGGCATCTTCGACCGATACATCCGCGACGTCGTCCCGAAGAAAGCGGCGCGCACACAAAAGGACAACCTGGCGGAGATCAAGCAACTACGCCCTATGTTCGACAGTGCCCCGATTGATTCGATCACACCAGCAACGATTGCCGGATACCGGGATGCAAGAACAGCAAAGGTACGGGCAAACCGCGAAATTGCGACCCTCTCTCATATCTTCAATACAGCTCGGGAATGGGGCCTGACCACCAAGGAAAACCCATGCCAGGGCGTTCGCAAGAACAAGGAGAAGCCGCGGGACTATTACGCAAATGACGTGGTTTGGGGTGCGGTCTACAAAAAGGCAGCACAAGAGCTGAAAGACGCGATGGACTTGGCCTATCTGACCGGGCAGCGACCGGCAGATGTCCTGGTGATGCGAAAAGATGACGTTGAGGGGGAATACTTGATGGTGCAGCAGAACAAAACCCACAAAAAGCTTCGCATCCAGATCAACGCCGGCGGGACGGCAAACAGCCTCGGGCAGCTGATCACGAAGATAACGGAGCGCAATGCCCGGCACCTGTCGAGCTACCTGATCGTCAGTCGGTATGGTAAGCGGATGACTGCAACGATGCTGAGAAAGCGCTGGGACGTCGCCAGGGAGGCAGCGCGATTGGAAGCCATCGAAGCTGGCGACACGCTTCTGGCGGGCAGAATTGGAGAGTTTCAGTTCCGCGACATCCGGCCAAAAGCCGCCTCGGAAATAACTGACGTCGGTGAGGCGAGTCTGCTCCTTGGACACACCAAAGGCGACATCACCGAGCGGGTATACCGCCGAGTGGGGGCCATTGCCAGGCCGTCAAAATAAGCCAAAAAAACCGTTATAAAACTCAAACAGCACCCCTTGTAGAATGCGGCCTACAGAGGTGCTGCAAAATAAAAGTATTGGAACGAAAAAAAGCTGCAAGCCACGGATTCAGAGGACTTCTATAGCGGACTTGAAAACCGTCGACTGTAACAGGTCCATGAGTTCGAATCCCATCGCCTCCGCCATATTTATACGACAAAGCCCTGATTATTCAGGGCTTTGTCGTTTCTGAGCTTACGACACAAGAACTGAAGCTCTCATCACCGCCCAAGGTGCGCACTGCCTACGCTGGTACGCTCACCACAGGAATCGGCTTCGCTTTGAGTGTGTTTTGTGCAGTCTGGCGTCGCGCTGCAGAAGTTGAAAAGGTCGTCGATCTCGAGCAGATCCTACTGAACAAACATAAAAAATCCGATGCCAGAGATCCGGTATCGGATTTTCGGGGAAACCTGCTGCGATTCGAACGCATAAGAGCATTACGACACTTTGCTGAGCTGAGCTTTTTCGTCAGTCTCACGATCCGAGTAAGCTGAAGTCTTCTCAGTTTTGTGTGCGTTCTTGATGGCCTCTGCTTTCTCGACAACATCGCGTTGAGAAGCAATGGCCTTGCTGATCACATTTTTGAACACGCCCCGTTTCGTCTCTGGGGACGCATTGCAGAAAAATTCAGCCATAGGACTGGTTTTTCCGGTCTTAGCTGCAGTCAT